AATTGGTTTATTAATTTCTAATACATTAGTTTTATCATCACCTTTATGAAATTTAGAATTTAAAAAGGTATTTTTAGAATGATTAGATGATGTCATAATTAAATCCATTCTATTACATCCTTCAACCCAACTTCCATCAACAATAGTAGTTTCCATACCAGCTGTTAAACCTATATTATATTTTCCTACTGTTTGAAATTCATTCGGAACTGTTATCTGACACCAATAATCTGGTTTAGATGTTAACTGTGGAATGATATGTTTATTTAAAAACTCCCAATCTTTATTATTTTTTATAAATCCTTCAGAACATTTACCCCATCTTTGAGATAGTATTTGTACATCATATTCATCTAATTCAATTAAAGCTTTTACAAAATCTCTACTTCTAGCACCATAACCACTATAAGTATCTATTGGACAACTTACAACAAATGTATTTTTCATATTAATATATTAATTTATGATTTAAAACTTTTTTATTTACTTCATTATCACCTGTAAATGTGAATCTTGACTTTGGTTTGAAATTTTTAAAGGTTTCTTCAAATCCTTCAGAAATTCTTTGAGCCATAGTTTCTGCAGTAAATCCAGCTTCTTCACTTAATGCCCATTCTTTTCCTAAATTTCCAATTCTTTTTCTTTCTTTATCACCCATTTTATACAAATTCATTATTTGATCAGCAGCATCTTCAGCTGAACATCTATCATCATAAATGTAAGGAGTTTTAGGTGAACCTACTAATGATAAGTTAGTTGGAAAAACGGGTAATGCCCATTCACCACATTTAGTATAAGTTTTTCTATGATTTGAAGGAACATCTGGAGTTGGTGTGTACCAATTATCATTTTCATCAACAAATCTCATTTGATCTTGCATCCCACCTGTTACATTAGCTATAATAGGTGTTCCTGTTAATAACGATTCTGTTAAAGATAAACCCCACCCTTCAGCAGATGATAATAAAATAGTTCCATCAGCATTATTATACAATAAATTCATTTGTTCTATTGTAAGTTTTTGATGAGACATTATTATGTTATGATCTTCTTTAGGAAATAAAAACCTAATTACTGCAGGTAAATCTGTACCAGCTTGGTCAATAGGTTGTGTATGCATAACCATTTGACATTTATTCCTTTGGTTTTTTGGTAATTTATCTAAAAATAACTTCCATGCTAATATGGTATCAGGTATAGATTTTCTTCTAATATTTCTTGAATTAAATAATATTGTAAATTCTTTACCTTCTGAATTATGAAATTGTTTTTTAAAATTTATTAGTTCCTTATCATTTTCTTCTAATTGATAGAATTTTTTATGATTTAAACCATGTGGGATATATTTAATTACTTTATTTTTAGCTTTATCACCTAAAACCATTTCATTAATATTTTTAGTTTGTTTAGAAATTCCGAATAAAGCATCACATGAGTCATAAAAATCTTGATTATACATTGGAGCTGGTAAATCATCCCAAATATTTAAATATGTAATCGGAATTTGTGATCTAATTTCATCTTCAATATTAAATAACCATTCAAAGTAACGAGGATCAGTTATTAAAAGAATTGCATCTGGTTTTTCCCTTTCTATAACTAACCTTACAAGTTTTTCATCTCCGTAACCATCACAAGGATATAATACCACAGATGCATCTTCAATACCAATTTCTTTATTAGTAGCTTCACTTAAATCTTGTATTTGATTTTTTTCGGGATGTTTAACAGCTCCTGCTAATTGAACCCAATTATATCTATGGGCTGTATTAGTTACTGTTTCTCTACCTACTTGAGCAACGCCAGAGTGTACTCTAATATCATCTGTTAGAAGTAATATTTTTTTTCTATCTTCTTTTTTTATATAACCTTCAATCATTTAAAAAACTTTTATTATTAATAATTTATTTATCTAATTCTAAATTTACTTGAGAATTAATTTTTTTCCTAAAATCTTCATCTGTAAGATATAAGAATAATGATCTATCTGCTAATTTTTGAAAACTAAATTTTCTTTTAACGCATTCAATTTTAAAATTTTCAAATAAATCACTTTTTACTTTTACACTAGTTAGTGTCATTTCTTTTTGTGCCATAATTTTTGTTTTATATGTTATATTTGTCTATACATATATGTAGATTAAAAATTCTTGCCAACTGCATTGCATAACTCTGTATTTGTTTTATAAGGGCAAAAATTACAATTCCACTTACTTGGTTTTGCGGTGAATATAGTATCCTTATATGAACCATCCAAATTAAAAGCTTTATTTATAAATTCATTTAAATTATTTGTTGCTTTATTTACTTTATTTCTTCCAGAAGCTGGAACAAATGTTTGGATTCTTTTTTGTGGATACTCTCCATCTAAATATACTTTACGTCTAACAATAAAAAATTCAATATCAATATTTTCAATTGGTATATTATATTGTTTACTGAAGAAATGTTTATAAAGTACTAATTGGAATTGTTTTGACTCATCTTTTTTAGCATAAGAACCCCACCCTTTAGTTGATGTTTTTATGTCGATTATCTTGAATGTATTTGTTGGTTCATGGTACATTACGATGTCTAAGTAACCCATGTATTTAACGCGGTTAATACGCATATTAGGCGCGATAACTATTGGTATCTCACAACCGACTAAATGCCATCCTTTTTTATTAAAATGGACACCTTTTTTCTTTTTAAAATTATTTAAAATTGCTTTACCATCATCAAAGAATTCTCTTAATTCTTCAGGAGATGAAAAATGTTTACCTTTATTTTTTTTATAATCATTAGCATAACATTCTCTTAAAGTATTTTCAAATAATTCTTCTATATCAATTCTATCAGCTTCTGCACCACTTGTTTCATACATCACATCTAAATAATGTTGTAATACTTCATGTAGAGCTGTTCCAAATGTCATATGAATACTTTGCTCACTTATCTTATGACCATCTCTATATTGTAATGACCATTTTTTAGGACATTGAGTAAACATTGACAATTGAGAATAAGATATATTTTTTTCAATTGCAAAATTAAGTGGAGTAGGTGGGTTTTCCCTAATATCTCTAACTATTACAGGGAGTTTTTTTTTAGCCAAGATCTATTTTTTCCATTTATTACGACCTACTAACATACCAATTATTCCGTAATTAGCTACATCAATAAATGTATCTTCCATACCTTCTCCTTTAACATAATTTTTACCATTTATTAACAAATTTCTTAATCTTGAAATTTTATCTGTTAATCTAATAGCTAAACCTGTTAATGAATATAATTTATCATTTTTATTTGATAAATCACCACCTAATGAAATGTTTTGTAAGCCATAATCCATATGTTTAGCTGCAAACATTTTATACATTTCATCTTGAATGTTTTTAAATTCCTCTGCTAATATTGGATATTCTTCCTCAAACTTTATTTCTACATCAGTTTTAGATAATTTACCCTTAATATTTTTTACAGTGGTAGAATTAATATCACTCATCTCCTCTTCATATTTTTTAATTATGTCACTCATTTTACTACTTTATTTTTTGGTGAAAAATATTTTTTTAATGTTTCTAATTTATCATCAGCATCAACTAGCATAGTTAAAGCTTCATCAGCATTTTGATAAAAATCTTCTGTTGAATGATCGCCAATTCCTGCAGGGTGTTCTGATAATAAGTTTAAGGTTAATAATGCTTTTGATTTTTGGGCTTCTGCCATATCTTTTAACATTTTAAATAATTCTGGTTTCATATTGTTTTTAATAGTTTTTTAATAGTTTTATCTTCTAATCCTATACTAATTAATATTTCTTTAATTTCGTTTTTCCCTAATAGGGGAATATACGAACCAGCTTCATTAAATCCAATTTTTAAATAATCAGCTATTATTTTAGATAAATCTTTTATATCTTTTTTATTTTGGTTTTTAATATATTTATTCCATATTTTTTTCTTAGGTAAATATTCTTTATAAAAATTATAAATACCTTTTTTATCAGTTGGGTGAAATTTTTGAGCAATATTAACTATGTCAATATAACTTATATTCATAGATAAAAATCTATGAACCATATAAGAATTCCAATCATCCCAATCTTTTTGAGAAAAGTAGGATGTTGGAGATTTCTTAACAGTAATTTCATTTAACCAATTAAATACAGTCATTCTTATATTCTTCTTTTAAATCCGGGTGTAATGTAGATCCTACAATTTTATTTGTTGATGGTTCAAAAAATACTGGAATAGGCATAATAGCGTCTTCGTTTGTACCTGCAACAAATTTAGATACTTTCCTAAGAATATACCCTTGTTGGAAAATTTTATTTCCGTTTTCATCTTCAAATCCAGTAGTGCTTTTTAAGTCTACTTGTGGTTGTTGTACTTGTTCACTCATTTTTGTTTAGTTTAATTGATTAATTTATTTATTTATTGGTTATTAATTGATGGATCAAAGCCATACAGTTAATTTCTTTGTCTATTCTAAAATTAGATTGATAAGAATACTCATTAATATGGTATGCTACCATTCCTTCTTTATTTAAAGCAAATATATGAGAATTATCATAAAGATACCTATATAATTCTTCAAAATCTTTAACATTAGAATTAGCTATTATTTGTCTAATTGTATTAAAATTTGGTTTTGTATTAGTTAACTCATCTAATACTTTTTTCATATAATTATTTGATACTAATACAGTATTATCTAATTTTAATACGTTATCTTGCGTAGATAACTGTATAATATTAAGCATTTTACGAACGTCAGGGTAATTATTATTAACTGTTATAGCTAAATCATTTACATTAACTTTAATTTTTTCCTTATCAGTAATTTTCTTTAAATGATTAACAATGTCTAATTTACTAGGTGGAACTATTTTTAATGTTTGACACCTTGATTGTAAAGGATCTATAATACGTTCAACAAAATTACAAGTTAATATAAAGCGTGTAGTTCTTGAAAAAGTTTCAATTACATTTCTTAAAGATGCTTGGGCTTGTATGGTTAAAAAATCTGCTTCATCTAATATAACAACTTTAAGAGGTTTAAAAGACATAGTACTGGCAAATCCAGATACTTTATCTCTAATTGTTTCTATACCTCTTTCATCAGAGGCATTAATATATAAATGGTCACATTCTATATTTTTTACAATTAATTTTGCTAATGTAGTTTTACCAGTTCCTGCTGGTCCATAAAATATTAAATTTTGAATATCATTTTGGTTTATATAATTTGATATTGATTTTTTAATATTTGCATTCCCCACATAATTGTCAATATTTGTAGGGCGATATTTTTCTACTAATAATCCGTGATCTTTCATAACTTAAATATACAAAACATTTATTAAAATTCCAAACTTAAACACCCTGTCTAAACTCTCCATATAAAGAATATAATTTTTCTTCTTTTGGTTTTACCTCTTCTTCAGTAGTATGGATAGCATATAATTTACTTCCCATAGGATCTAATCTATATTCTCCTTTAAATCCTGTTTTATTTAAATATGCCTCTAAAGTTTCTGTTAAAGTGGGATATACTTGTTTTTTAGAATCAGCAACGAGTTTCCACCTGTCTCCAGGTGGCACTCTTGTTGCTATTAATTCATTATGTTCATTAATTAAAGTTTCCATATTACATTCCCATCATTTGTGATGGATCTATTTGTGGTTGTTGTTTATCATCTGTAGGTTCATTTACTACAATACATTCGGTAAGTAGTACTGTTCCTGCTACAGCTGCTGCATTTTCAAGTGCAACTCTTGTTACCTTAGTTGGATCAATAATACCTGCTTCTTTCATGTTAACTATTTCAGCATCTTTAAGATTATAACCAGTCCATGTATCATTTCCACCTTCAACTAATTGGTATTTACCCAACATTTGGGCTCCTACTGAATCATGTCCAGCATTAATCAAAATTTGTTCAAATGGTTTACCACACGCTTTATATATAATCTCAGCTCCAATATCACAATTATCAATAGATTGTCTAGCATATAATAGTGCCGTTCCTCCTCCAGGTACAATACCTTCTTCGATAGCTGCTTTTGTTGCATTCAAAGCATCATCAACCCTGTCTTTTTTCTCATTCATTTCAGTT